GTTGGAGGGATCACGCATACAACATTCTCTGGATTCACGTATGTTTGTACTGAATCCAGAGTTTTTGTAAGATCAATGATCTTCATCGAAGGACAAAGAACGATAAAGCCTAAATCATGAAACATAGAGGATGTCGTAATCAATCTTGATGATATCTTCCTCGTTGATGGCGGCAGATAATGTAAACGTGCCAGCCTCAGCGTCAGAGGTGTAGCTGAGCAGAGTCCACGGATCATCAACAAGAGCACCGGGAACGTAAATAGAACTGCCAGCAGAGAGACGCATACCATTGACATGCACTCTCAAAGATCCTTCAACAAACGCCGTCGCAGCAGAGTTGACCTTGTAATTCTTGAAATCAGATTCAGTGTCAATAGACGCAGGCGTTTGATCGTAATAGTGACGGTGAGCCGACTCGACCGGAAAACCTAAATGAGCAGTCAGTTTGTTTGGAGCTTGTAATTCCCAAGTCACACTCGAAGATGGTTCAATCTTGAGAACTCCGGAATCGAGTTCCACAATGTCTTCGCCCTCATCGTCTCGCTGAATAGATACCTTGAAGTTTGTGGCCCCCGATGCAATATTTGCAAGCTTGTCGGCTTCGCTCTTCATCATTCGAACGAACGGAGCTTCACGAGTCGTGAGCCAATTGACGTATTCTTCGAGCGAACCCCATTCGTCGTCAGTGTGCTGACCAACGAAGTGCAATGCCGAATCAATCGCTTCTGATTTGAGTGTACCGTCTGGATTCAAAGACTGATTCAGACGATTGGCGAAACTTCCCTGCGTACCGATAGCATCACGAGCTTGAACGATCAAATCATCCAAAGCAAGATTGATGAGATTCTGTCTTCTCATCAAATTCTTGAGAGGAAGATTATCATACTGCCAGTGGTATGGATCGTTTGGCGTGTACAATGGCACGTCGATAAGTTCAATTCTCGGCATGGTGCTCCTTAGTGATTAACCAACCTTATGTATGTTAGATGAAGTTCAATCGCCAGTTAAACGTAATCTGCATTTCTGCGGTCTTGGTCAAATCCGGGAAGGTTGCCATACTGTACAAATCGCCGTTCGCCATCTGCAAAGCCATTTCATTCAATACAACGCCAACCACCTCTTCCTTGGTGATAACCGACGTGAAAATAACCTGAGTGTTGACATTTGAGTCCATATTCGCCAAGACGGGCTTAGACAAACGAGTCACACCAAAAAGACCATTTCGATCAGTGTTCACATACTTCTTGACTCCATCAGTTGTTCCACCGTCACCGAAGATCATCTTAGTGACATAGAACAAAAAGGTCGTGCCAAGCTGATTGGCAAGAGTCAAAGCCAAAGCACGACGACCTGTACGCAGAACAGCGTTATGGAACTCGTAAACCTCTTGGCGACCATCGGTGTAATCGATGATCATTTCGACATCACCGACCGGCTTCAAAGTGGTAGTAATCATACATCTCCTCTTTCAACACGTCCGTCATCATACTCAATAACGAACGAAATAGATTCTTCTTGTGCAACAACATCTTCAATTCCAGAACCCGGCGTCTGAGACAGAGCAACAATTGCCACGTCATTCGTAACTGAAGATTCAATCTCTCGAATAACCACGTCTTTGCCCCTACGATCAATTTGATCAAATACAACAAACTGAGTCTCAACGGTGTCTTTGACGAAGTGGTGGATAGCGTATTTAACAGTAGTTCCACCAGAAACCAAGGTTCCCCAATCTTGGGGATAGCCACTGAGTGTTACTTCTGTACCGAAGATATCCTCAATCTTATAGTAGTAATCACCAATGTTAATGAGGAAACACTCCTTAAACAGGCTGTTATCCGTTACCAAATTTGGATCAAGTTCAGGGCTTCCGGAACCATTCAAAATCCCGAATTCTGTCTCATGATCGAACTCCGTCAGAAGCTTTAGCCCTTGATATTGGAAATAGCCAGTTTCGGCTGGAACCAATCGTCTTAGAACTTGAGCCGAAACACCAGACGCCGTGCCATCTGTGTATTCGTCAATATAGAAACTCTTTTCGTCAAAGAAAGCCGAAACAAGATATTCGACATTGTCATACAAGAACCAATCTCCATGACGCACGAATTCTTGAATATCAACGAGATTAGGGTCATTAAATACCACCTTACCTCGCTTGTTCAACGTTGAGAATCCGGTATTACTCGATAGGATCAAATTGTCATCGTCATCGTAAAGATGATAGGTCAATGTTGCACTAGTCGGGATCGTTGAGGCGATAAAGAATTTGCCATCCTCAAAACGGCTAATGTCATACAATTGGCCGGTGCTTGGCAGATGAAGCTTCCAAGTTCCACCAGCGTAATCTGGAGTATTTGCCACATCCCAAAGTGTATGGATCTGCAAGAGACTCAAATCTTCTTCATTATCTCCGATGCAAGTATAATCCGCCTGTGTGATCGTTAAGTTTGATGGTCGCAGAATGATATTAGACAAACGGAAAGTGAAACCACTCGTGTTGAGTGGCTCCATAACAGCCGATCCAACCAATGCTGTTTCATTATTCACAGCATTGATTCGGAAAGTACCGGTGTTTGGTGAAGGAGCCAAAACCTCCATAATGTGATTGTCAATGTCCAATCCGATATTCGAAAAGTTCACATTAGGAGCAATCAACCCAACCGACCTGTTGTAAGCCGTGCCCGTCTTATTTGAAACGACAACAGTATCTTGAGCTAACATTTCTCGATCCACAATCCAATTCGTCAGACCATCCTCCATAACACGATGGAAGAACGGATTCGCTCCACCGGAGATCACGTACTCTACAAGATTGATATGGACAAGAACTTCAATTTCTTCCACTGGAGATTGGACAAACTCATTGATTTCGCCACGAAAACTGATCTGATGAGGCACGGAAGAGAATGGTGTGTATTCTCTAAGGATGTCTCGTACTTCTGCGAGGCGGTCGTTTGACAGATTCTCGATTCCAATGTCAATGTTGTATTTGCTGCTCAAACAACTTCCACATGGATCACGGAATGCCTTGTCGATAAAGCACACGTCGGTAGACTCTCTGGTACTACCGTTATATTCTTCCATGTTGTAAATGTTCTCAGAGAATGGAAACTCTGTTCTCACCATGCCGAAGATCAAAGGATCATGGAATGGATGTCGTACAGGAATAATCACGTCGAACAAAGGATCATCTTCTTCAATAACACGAACATTCCAGTTCTTCGGTGGGTATTCTTGATCTAACTCGTCTCGGGTGTCTGCTAATGAAAGAGAACGGATGTAATTTTCAATTGGTTGTCTGCCAGCCGGAATCTCTGCGTGCTGATAGAGGATTCTTAGAACATCGCCCTCGTACAGATAGTTTGGACTCGCAGAAAGTTCGTCACCGATCCAAGTAACGAAATGCTCACAGTTCTTCTCTGAAAAGGTAACGCAATCATTACTGACTTCGACATAATCTTCTTCATCCTCACGACGAACCCAAACGCCGAAGTTGGCTGGATCAATATCCCGGATAGGTGTTTTGTCGAGCTTGAATGTCGGCGAGTTTTTGACACGGAAAGATTCCTGCCAAGTGTAAGGAGAAACAACCTGCCACAAAGCTGTGTACTTATCTAATGTCATACCAGCTTGAGCGAAGGCGTCTGCCAACCCGCCCATTGTCCCCTTTTTCTTAAACAAAGGAACTGCTTGCTTGATTTGACGACGCCACAAAGTTGGATCTTCTGATTTCAACTTCAGATCGAACATGTTCGCCAGATAAACCAACAAAGACTCATGCAACACATTGGCGTCATACAAGTCAATGATTTGATTGGCAAAGTCTTCAACAAATGTGAATCCACCAGCGATAGAACGATTGAGCTTATCTGTCACAGACGGAGATAGATCGCCATCCACCAAATCGCTCTTATACATTTCTGGAAGATAACGTTCCAAGAGGGTTTCATATTTGCCCTCTGGTGTAATGTGGCTTGGAATTGTTTGAACGGCTCGTCCATCGCCCCACAAACTGAAAGATTCATGAGCGGCAAGAGAGTCGCCCGCCGGAAGGGGAGTCCAAGTCCAACAGATAAAGAAGTCGCCTTCTCGAACCGTTGCCCTTGGAGTCCAGTCTAAATAAAAGACTCCGGGAGGAAGATCAATGGTTTCATTGTTCTCGTCTTCATAGGACTTGGCAAGGTACGCCTCACCTGTATCGGTACTGAGCCAAGCTGGGCTTTCAGCCGTTCCAAAATTTGCAACGAGCAAAGCATCCTTGTAATAGTACGTTGTACTCTGTGCTTTTGAAGCAAGCTCATTCTGTACTTCTTGGATACGAAATAGAACATGATCGGAAGGATCATCACAGAACTGTTTCTGAAGTTCTTCTAGTTCTTGAACGAGCGAAGCGTTGTAAATGACCTTTTGGTATTCGCCCCAATTAGTGCCTAAGAAATCACGCTCGACGTAGTAAATGGAGATATTGTCCACTTTATACGGATCAGCCGTGAGGCAGCCGTCTGCTCCCGGCGTCTTGATAGTGAAACGGATAACATCCGTAATCTTTGGACTCTGATCGATAGTCTTTAAGGCCATTTTCTCTCATTACTCGTAAACGAAGTTGATATCGACATTGTTCGGTCGGACGATTTGGTAATACTTCGTAAAGACAGTGTCACCAGAATTAGCTTCATCATTAGTTGTTAAAGTAACGTCCACGGTTTTAATCTCCGTGATATCTGCAATCATTTTCGTGATGTCGATGCTTTTGAGTGTTTGACCATAGTCCCAATTTGACAAAGAGAAGAACCGGTCGAGACGACGATTGACCTTCACTTCGAACTCATCTTGGAACTTACGATAGAACTTATCCAAGACAATATCAACCGTTACATCTACCTCAACAACCTCACCGTCTTTGATGCAGATCATGTTGGTTAGCATCTTCTTTTGATCAAGTTCGGCTTTAAGAGCCGACTTCAATTCATCGTTAGCTTCTTCAAGGAAATTCTGACCAGTCTTGGCAAGAACGTAAACTTCGATCAAATTCGTCGCACAACCATAATGTCTCAAAACGGCAGTGCCTTTACCAATACTACCATTGAATTGCGTGGCGAATTGATTGACAAGTGTGTTGAAATCATCTGGAGCAACAACACGATTCTGAGACCGAAGATACGGAGGAAGCTTACGCTTGATATCCTCAATCGTGTCACCGTCGTATCCGAAGTCACCCTTCGTATAATTTCGGAAAGTGACAGGAACACGGAATCCGAATCCCGGCACGATAAAATTCTGCTGGAGTTCCACTGCTCCTGTTACAATGTTACCGGCAACTCCTCCACCAGTGCGGTAGATGATCTGGATCTCGGAGCCAGTTGAAGGAATCTGTCCGGCGGTATTGTTCCCGAAGATTACATAAGCAAAGTAGTTCGGATCGTATTCGATTCGGAATTCTCTACGGGGCTGAGAATCTGTGAAGAAATCAACTTCTTCCCATTCGGTTCCGTCAACCTTTACTCGAATCGATCCCCAAATAACAGGCCCAAACAAAAGTTGGAACGATTGATTCGTCTGGCCGTTACCGGTGTTCGTCTGAGTTCTGGTTAGTCCTTCAAGACCGATGATGGACGTATTCAAAAAGTTTCCAGCGTTAACGATAATATCGTCGTCGAACATTGGCTGATTGTTCGAGTCTGCTGGGAATAGCTCAATCGTCTTCGGGCCTTCTTCTGTATTGAAGTCAACAACAACTGGCGTTGGAATCACTAAGTCCGTGTTCAGGACGTTATTGATGGTTGCCGACCACATGGAACGAGACGAGATCGGAGGCAGCGGCTTGAAACCAACCAAAAGAGAGAGGCGGAATGCGTTATCCACTTCCGAAACTGTATCAATGAAAATTTCATTGGCGATCTGATCAATTTTGAAAGACAGAGTATCTGCAATGAACGCCCAATTTTCGATGAGCATCATTGCAATACTAGATTCCACAAAATCGTTGAAATCATCACCGAACTTCTCTCGGATGATATCCACAAGACGGGATTTCATCGACCAAAAGTCCTGATTAGTGTAGTTGATGTTAGTCAGATTTGGGGTCTTAACACGACCGCTTTGATCGTATGGTGTAACATCAAATGGGCAATTTTTCTCTAACATTACGCTCCCGCCAATGGTACTTGCAATTTCAATTCTTGCAATTCGTTAATTTGCTCAGGATCAAAGAACAGAATGCGAATACTCAGAATCGCATCCCGTTCTTCACCTGTATCATCCTCATTGAGTTCGTCATAAGGAAAAGTCGAAGAGACTTGAACAGCTTCCAACTCAATTCTCGGTTCCCATTTTTGTAATGCCTCAGTAATCATCACTCGGGCCGCTAGTTCAAGTTGAGGATCATTCGGCTCAAACAGTAAAGTTCTCAAAGGAACACCGAATTCAGGCATCATGACTCGTTCACCGGGATTCGTTAGCAAAAGTTGCAGAAGATCAGCCTTGATCTGATCCACTCCACTTTTCTGAGCCATGATCCCTCTTGCTGATTTGACAAGAGGGTATTGGCATCCTAAAAAACGTTTCTTAGCCATTTAGTTCCTTAAAATGTTACAGTGCCATTGCCAGTATCAATAGAAGACGATGAGGAATCTTCTTCACATGGTTGCTCCTGACCACCCGGTGGACAATCACTACCACAACCGGCCTGACATGGATGGTAGGCCGAGGCGAATACACGCTCACTCATGGCTTTCTCAGTCCAGTGCATTGCACCAGTTACAGGACAGAACCAAGGGCATCGACCAACAATAACCGGATACAAACATGGGCCTTTGCACTTCTTACCAGCAGGAGGCGGACAATCTCGTCCGGCCATGAGTAAGATGTATTTTTCTGCAAAGAAAATGTGCAATTGACCTGAGTATCGGAAGTCCACATCCTCTGTACTACGAATGTGCATCTTCGATACATATGTAAACTTGTCAGATGGGTTTTTCTCCTTGTCTCCGACTAAGACGATATCCATATCATAAGTCTGGCGAATTGCGTGACCACCAGCCCGAAGGAAGATGATACCCGGCTGTCCTTGTGGACGGGCTTGGAATCTCATAAAGTGAGGACCACGTTCCTTGTTACAGTACGGGTCACTGTCACCTGCACACTGCGGATTTGTAATCTGAATCCATTGATTCTGAGTCTCTTGCTGCGAATTGTCGTCGCTAAACATCATTTCGCTACCATATCCGGAGCGGAACTGCATAAATGCCTGCGTCGCCTTGTTGATTGGTATACCACCTTCCTTACGGCAAGGGCTACACTGTTCATTCATATGGTCAGACATACGAATCTTATGCATTGAGGTTGACTCGATAAGAATACCTCGCTTTTCACCAGCATAGTTCGGCGGACACGGCGTACAGCCGCCTTCGCCAATGGTGTGATCATTCAACTGGATCTTATTACCACCAGCGGAAACCAATTCAACGTAATTGTCTTCGCCACGAAGACCTTCGTCTTTTTCCACGTCGCTCATGACAAATCGATGACCCGTCATGCTCTTAATGTACATAACACCAAGACACTTATTGGTACAACCAAAGCTGAAGTTTTCCATCGAGCGTTCCCAAATTGGAGATCCCGACGGTTCTTCAACACTGTCATCCATAACCATTGTGTGTCCACCAATAGTCAATAGCTGCATACCAGTTTGCGGTAAATCACAACGGTTGTTCTGAGGTGTTCCCGGCCCACGATAAGGGCGACATTCATTTTGATGTTTGAAGAATCGATTAGCTCCACCCTGAGATTTATAGTATTGTGTTGGATTCTCAGGAGGGAATCCCGGTGTGCTTGGATGTCCACCAAGGATATTCCCATTGCAATCTGTCTTCTCGATTGGCCTACCATGCGGATCAGTGTAGTAAGGATTCTGATCATCACTCTCGGAGCACATGGAAATATCTTGGGAACCACCGCTTTCACCGCCGGGCGGGCAACTTGGATGTGCCCATTGACCACCGTAATGCAGGTGATCGTCTTTCATAATGAACCAGTTGCCGCAAGAGGACATAATCTCTAATCGTTTGTGACGACGGTTACATTTAGCATTACCATCAACAAGCTTAACCATATGCTTCTCTGGCGTCTTAAAGCCATAGATATTAGCATAGGTCATTCGCTTTTGTTCTTCAGGATCGTTTGAGAAATCTTCGACAGAATCGATGTCATTACCGTTGTAGTTCTCAGTGTTCCAAGGGGGTAAGACTTGTGACTCATCGTTTGGCCCCACAAGGTATCCACCTCGATGTCCAGAGTAGACAGAGTTGTATTCCGGAATCGGTACGGGAAACATGTTTCCGCCCGGCCCACGATCACGGTGCCAAGTTGTACCAAAATAGTAAGGAGATTCTCGGGAACCGTTCTCGAACATTAACACGAGGGTTGAACCAGCCGGAGGAACCCATGTGAGTCCGCTGTCATCGAATCCACCCATTGAAGAAACAGGCTTAGCCCAAGGATAAGACTTGATCGGCAATCCCGGTTTGTGAAGAACAGGATGAAAGAAGCGAACTCGCCCTTCTTTCCAATGATCCATTGTGTCGATACACAATGCACGATGCATGTTGTGCAAGCTTACATTTTGAAGCTTTTTACGGTATCTTCTCTTGTTGGCTGATCGTAAATCGACCGCCATTTCTTTTAGAACCTTTTCGAGCATATTGATACGCTCTCTTAGTTCAAAGACTTCATCGTCCATATTTTACCTCAGCAATCAGTTGGTGGAGTCCATCCACCAGAACCAGCACCGCCCAACGGCTCACCAACCTCAAGGTCGATACCCGGAGCATCCAATCTTACATTTATAGTGGTAGTATATTTGCCCTCAGATATTCTGTGGTTGACACTTTCGACTCGCCATCTTTTGTTGGTCAAAACATCATTACAGAACGGAGCCGCCAGCCATTCTCCACATTGATTGCCATCCTGCCTTGGGTAAAGGTGGAACGGGTTAATCTGTACAATATGGATAGGTTTTTCCTTAAATTGAAGCGAGGATTTACCTAAACTTGGGTCTCCAACTACTACCAAATCTGCACTAATAGCACTCATACCAGAAGCTCGGAAAGCCTTAAGATGCTTATTTTGAGCTTCCATGATCTTCGTATTTGCACGATCTTTACTGTGTTTTTCAAACGTTAACTGCGAAGCTCCCATTGTATTCTGGATACCACCAGACGGGAGGTTCTCTCGACTCAAACTTGGGCAATCATGCCCAGCCTGCTTAGATTGACCTTCTTCGTTACCAGTCACGGCCTTATCACCGGCCGAACCACCTGCGGAAGCCAATTGCGTAAACACCCACTTAAATGTTGGCGAAAAAGATATTACCGGACTATCTTTGCCACCATTTACGATGTAAAGCCCAATACAATCCGAATCCGTTACAATTTCTGTACAGCCCGGCAACGGATCTTCAGTAATGATGATCCTTCCACCCTCAAAAACCGCATCGTAGTAAATCTTAAAGCTTTTCTTGTTCTTACTGAGTGTTTGACTTAACCATGTGTTAATTGTGTTGAGTTTGTCACGATTCTCTGCACTCCAACGAAATTTCGGCCCTTTCGTTGGATCACCATCATGATCCGCCCATTCGATCGGAACGAATCCATTACCGCTCTCATTGAGCTTAATGAAATCCACACGAGCGACTGAAGGAGGATATTCTTGATCAGTCAAAAGAGTACGGATAGCATCTGTAAGGTACATGCCATCGGCACCGTCTTGCCCAAGGATCTTGTCATAACGAGTTTCTGCATGCGAGTCCATGTTGTCGGCCAACTCAAGCTCATACACACACTTACCGTTATCAGACTGGCAGGTAATTGCAACAAGTCTCAAGACATAAATTTCGGATTTGTCCATGAGGACTTTATTAGCACAACTTGTTTTAATCCAACCCCATTGAATTTCCACGAAGCTGGTATTGTTCTGCGTGATACACTTTAAGTTCTTCTGAAGTGTTTCCATGAACTTGACGAAAGAACTACCTTGTTCATCAACGATCTTAATTCGACAAACAGGACGCTCTGCCTGAGCCATTTCAAAATCCTTGATGACGGCATGATGTCCATTTTGAGGAGCAGACTTGTTTCCAACAGTGATTTCGGTGCCAGAAGCAACCATCTTTAGTTTAACGAACGGAGCAAGAATGGCAGCGTTGTAGGGCGGTTTCTTAACACCACACCCGGAAACACCTGCTCCTTGAGCCAAACACTGTTGAAAAATTGTACTCATACTTTAGAACATAGATGGCAAGAGAATGGTCTTGCCAGCCTGAAACTCCCAAATGTCTTTCATATTGTTTGCTTCGAGGATATTCCACCAAGGATCGGGAATACCATAAACATCATAGGCAACGAGATCAGGACGATACTCAACACCCTTGGTAATCACCATTACACTCTCTTGTCCATTTGGAACATAACGTTTACGGAGGTACGTTTCAAAAGTGATAAAGTTTTGTTCGCCATAATAGATCACCTTACCATTGAGGTAACGGCTGTAGCGATCCACTAGGCGATCTGTCTGTACAGCAGCATCACGAATCGGAATTGTCATCGTCCACTCCTTAGAATTCTCTTTTGGGTAGGCAAGTCTTCTGACGGGTAAACTACCCACCAAGAAGTCGCAACATCAAAACGATAAGGACAGAAAGTCTCTTCATCCCAAGGCACTGATGGATCAGGATTGAAACTGTAATTCTGTAAAACTACACAGAGTTCTTCTTCCTCGGCCAAAAGATTACCGCAACGGAATTGGCAAATAGGAGGTGGGATATATGGAGCACCGCCATCGCTTTCATCGTCTCTTGTATACACGCAACTTGATATCGCTCGGTAAGCTTGAAGATTCTTCCGAGCGTCACCAGCCTTTGTAATATAAAAGTGAAAGTTGACCGAAATCTGACGTGTACTTGAGTAAGAATATGTATGCATTGGAGATGAACGTCCAATGATTACTTCTTCGGCATACACGGCGTTTTTGGAATCTGTAATGTCCGGGATGTTATCACAGATGATCTTTCCATCTGGAAAGGCTGATCCAGATAATCCCGGAATTCGCAAATAGCATTTTTCAATGAGTCTTAAAGACCCATTTGGATTTGTTGATTTCATTTCAATTACCTAGGACGGATTTCTAGATTGTCTTGGGAATTGGCCGAGACAGCCTGTAGGTCTTCCCAATTACCTCGGAGCAGGTCTCTTTGGTATGTATCCATTGTGTTCGAGGCTCTATCATTCTTGTTACGAGTACCTCGGCCACCGCTGGTATAAGTTGGACGATTCTTCATTAAGTTAGACTTCTTAAGTTCAGAAACCGCTTCACGCAACAAATCTGTATGAATTCGCTCTTCGGCCAAGAGTTCGTCCAAGACAGCCGTTGATTCGGCCATTGGAGGCTTTGCACCTTCCATCTGTTGGTAAACGTAGTCCGCAGCATCTTCAGGAGTGAACATGTTAGTGTTCACGGAAGTGCTGGAAGCTCCACCATTGACAGACATGAACGACTTTACAAGATTTGTATCGATGTTGTCTGTATCGTCTTGGTTCATATAGAGAGCCTTCGTAGCTGCTCCCTGTGGACGAGTAGACATTTCATCCTTCACTGAATCCACAACTTCATTCAGGTCTTTACCGACCAATTGAGCCATGCGAACTTCAAGATCATCATAATCAAACGCTTGAGTGACGCTTCTTTCTTCAAAGGCACCTCGATTGATCAAGGTAGAAGTTTGCTTCTCGATATTCTTCTTGAGTTCTTCACTCGAAGATTTAACGACCGAATTATGGAATTCAGTGGCTTTATTCGCTGGTGCTGGTTCTTGTGCAGCACTGTTAACTCCTTGAGCCAACATGCGACCTTGATCGCTGAGGATCATGGCATTCTTGACTTCTCGTGGCTGGAAGGCTCCAGTTTCGAGCATGCCGGTCTCAATCTTGTCTCTTTCCTCAATGGCACCACGCAAAGCTTGTTGTTCTTGAATTGCTCCTTCGTTCCACTCTTTGCCCAAGGCATTAAGGATCATAATCAAAAGGGCTTCACAATGCGTATCGTGAACGTAGATACTGCCCTTCTTCTGACCCATTTCCATAGTCTTAGCGGTCACGTCAGAAGCTTCAGTTTGCACCTTGGCATTAGCGTTCAAATCTTCAAGTTGTTTAGTGATAGCAGCCTCTTGAGTCTTGAGTGTACCCAAACGAGTTTCATCACTTTCCTTCATTAACTTAGTTGCATCACGTCCGGCCCCCATGAATGGCACATTACGTGTCCACGTGGTGTCGTTTTCATTGAAACTCTTCGTTGATTCGGCAAGATTCATTTCGGCTGACTTGACTTGATCCCGAGTATTCTTCAGGGCCTTTTCGAGTTCAGCCTTTTTAGCGATTGGATCTACCGCAGCATCGATTTGTTTCTGAGCTTCTTTGTTGGCATTCGCAGTCAAGGTTTGTGTAAGGGCTGTGCCTTGCTCAATCTGTGTCACATTGGTTTGACCAGTGATGTCGCCGCCAGTTGCCCATTCCTTGAAGATTCGCCAAGCATATTTAAGACCTTCAAGCATACCATCAGCCATTCTGCTTGGCAGGTTAGTTAAGAAGTCTCCGAATTCTCCAAGAGGAGATAAGATACCAGCGATAGCACTTGAGATAAGATTAAGCGTAGACAAGAAATAAACCTTAAATCCATTCCAAAGAGCTTGTGCCAAACCACTCACAAACATTGCTACTGAATTCATCATTCCATTGAATCCATCTTTAATCAAATCTCCATTGAAAGTGATGGCACCTAAGATCATCTTACCGATATTGAAGAAGAATCCTACAATACCACTAATGGCTTTCACTACACCCATTACAGCCTTGACTACATCTACAAGAATATAAGCCATTGTCTTAAGAACAGGTACAGCCATCTTCATCAGAACGCCGATCACATCACCAAGATAACGACCGAATTCTTTCATGCCTTCAAGAACAGATTGTCCAACCTTTGACCAATCACCCCAATCAATATTGAACAAAGTCCCGATATCTTTGAAGGTATCAGAAACAATTGGGCCAATAGAGG